ACAGCCCGGCCAACGACTGTCAGTTACGGTGGCGCCGACTATCCGGCCTACGAGCTCGTAATACGCACCAAAGTCGCACCGTAGACCTACTAGACTGCCCACAAGGCTTGCAGCGGCCGCCAACCACAGGAGAATCGCTACATGGCCGTTGCAACCACCTACCTCGCATCCCCGACCTTCGGTATCGGCGTCAACCTCGCCGGCATCAAGGATTTGTCAGACCAGTGCAAGAGCGTGGTCATTACCAAGGCGCGCGAAGCCCTTGACGCTTCCAGCTTCGGCTCCTCGGCTCGCAACTACGTGGGCGGCCTCACCAACGTGACCGTCACCGCGACGCTGCTCATGGAATACAGCACGACGCCTGGCACCTACGTCGATCTGACTGCTTTGGTCGGCACCAACGTCTATGTCGCAGTAAAGCCGACAAGCTCTGCAATCAGCGCCACCAACCCAGAATTCCAAATCACTGGCGGCTACCTCGAATCGCTTGATGTTGTCAACGCTTCGCTCGGTGAGCTGTCCGAAGTTGAAATCACCATCACTGGTGGCACACTCGTCGAAGACATTGTTCCATGAAATTGACCATCCAGGTGTCGTTCAAGACACCGGCAGCACAATCAGTCAGCGAGACGGTCACCACGACCATCGCAACTGCCGCAGCGTGGGAACGCAAGTTCAAGCGCCGCGCATCCGACCTCCAGGGCGGCATCGGTATTGATGACCTGATGTTTATGGCGTGGCACGTGCTGAACGTTCAAAAGCGTGAAGGCCGTGACTATGACGCTTGGCTTCAGTCGGTTGAGGATTTCAGCGTCGTTGAGGTCGCTGGCGCAAACCCTACGGATCCGGCAGTATCAGACGCCAGTTAGCTGAGCTGCTGTTGGCTACCGGGTACTGGCCAGACGGCATCGAGTTTGATGTAGAGGATTTGGCGACGGTGTTGCTGCTTGCCAAGAAACAGCAGGAGAAACGCCGTGGCCGTTAATACCAGTGTTCAGGTGTATGGCATTAAAGAAGCCTTACGCGAATTGAACAAGATTGACAAAAGTTTGCGTCGTGAGATTACGCGCGATTACAAAGAAATTGTCAAGTCGGTCATTGATGACGCCAAGGCAGCCGTGCCGGCAGCTGCACCGCTGTCGGGCATGAACCGCAAATGGAAAACCAAATCGGGTTACGAAATCATTGGTGACGGTGGCTGGTCACAGGCCATTGCACAGAAGTTTCTTGTCGCCAAAATCAGTACGCGCCGAGTCAAGGAATACCAGGGCAGCAAAGTCAATGTCGGTACGTTCAGGCTCGTATGGTCAGGCATCGCCAACCAAACCTTTGACATCGCCGGCCGCAAATCAAGCAACCCATTAGCCAGAGCACTGTCTCAACGTTGGGGATCAGCATCGCGCGTCATGTGGCCCTCGTACGAGAAAAACAAATCGCAGGTCGATGAGGAGATGCTTCGTTTGTGTGAGCGCGTTATGGATGAAGTGAACCGCAACCTGGTGACCGCACCAGTGAGCCGTTCGTAGGATGTACCAATGGCCGTAAGTATTCCCATTGTCTCCGAGTTCGACTCCAAGGGCATCACAAAGGCCATCAACGAATTCAAGAGCCTTGAAGGCGCTGGCGCCAAAGCCCAATTCGCCCTGGGCAAAGCTGCGCTACCGGCAGCAGCCGCTATCGGCGGCCTAGCCGTAGTTATTGGCGACGCCACCAAAGCCGCCATTGAAGATGCCAAAGCCCAAGAGCTGCTGGCCCTAGCCATTGAAAAAAACACGCTGGCCGGTGAGGCCAACGTGCGTGCTGCGGAGGCCTACATCGAGGCCACCATGATGAGCGCAGCAGTCGCAGACGACGTGCTCAGGCCAGCCCTGGCGACGTTGGTGCAAACCACAGGCGATCTGCAATACAGCCAAGAGCTGCTCAACGCCTCGCTTGACATCTCGGCCGCTACCGGCACAGAGCTCAGCGCCGTTACCGATGCCGTAGCAAAGGCCTACGCAGGCAACACCAAAGCCTTGGGCAACCTAGTACCGAGCGTGCGCGGCCTAATCAAAGACGGAGCCTCGCTCGACGAAATCATGCAGGCGCTCAACGCCACGGTCGGTGGCGCAGCCGTAGTCGCAGCCAACAGCGCCGAGGGCCGCATGAAACGCCTATCGCTCACTATTGGCGAAACCAAAGAATCAATCGGCGCAGCATTTCTGCCAATACTTGAAAAACTGCTGCCGTACTTGCAACGCTTTGCTGAGTATGCGCAAAACAACAGCGACACCATCGTCAAAGTCATGCTCGCTGTCGGCGCCCTGGCCTCAGCCATACTTGTGCTCAATACAGCAGTCAAAGTCATTACAGCCAGCCAAATCGTGCTCAACGCAGTCATGGCCGCCAACCCAGTCGGCTTGGTCGTTGTCGCAGTCGCAGCTCTCGTAGCTGGCTTCATGGTGTTAGTCGAAAAGACCGGCAGCGTCAAAAACGCGTTTATGACCATGGGCAATTTCATCATGGGAATTTTTGAAGCAATCGCCAACAATTTCGTAGGCATGATCAATGCCATCATCAAGGCAATCAACGTGTTGCCTGGCGTCAACGTGCCAGTCGTGCCGCGTATCGATTTGCCACAATTCAACATTCCAGGTGGCAGCGCCGCAGGTGGCGGTGGTGGCGGCACAAGCGGCCCAGACCTGATTGAGCGACGTTTTGCGGCCCCTGTGGTGCCTGTAATCCCAGCCCCAGCCGTAACGCTGCCCTCAGCCGGTGGCGGCGGTGGTGGTGGTGGTGGCACGGTCGGTGGTGGTGGCGGCCTCGGTCAAGGTATGGTCGGCATCTTGCCGATTAACGAAGGTTTCATTGGTGGCGGTGGTGGCGGTTTTGGCGCAGCACCAGGCAACGAAATGCTGCTCGATGGCATGACTGGCGGCATCAGCATCACCATCAATACCGTCACGGCGCCATCCGATCTTGGTGACACCATCGTCAATGCTTTGCGTGATTACAACCGACGCAGCGGCCCGGTACAGGTCGAGATTGCGTAATGGCTGCAACAGTCGTTCAATCAGGCACATACCTGCTGGAGCTCGATACTGGCTTTGATGTCAATTCGTTCACGCTCGATGATGCATCGAAAGGCGTGCTGAACAATACGACATACACGCTCGGCCCCAATACGCAATACGCCGACATAACCGATTTTGTCACCGACATCCGTTATCGACGTGGCCGCCGCAAAGTAGACGACCAGTTTTCGGCTGGCGTCATGTCATTCACCATGAATGACGAAACCGGCATTCTCGGCCCTTACGACACCAGCAGCCCCTATTTCGATCCGCTAAACGACAAGCCAGGTCTGGCCCCGATGCGTCGAATCAGGCTGAGCCGTAATGGCGATTATCTGTTTGTCGGATACGTCACTTCCTCCACGTACAATTTTGCCCTGGCTGGATTTAACACCGTCAGCGTGACGTGTTCAGATGATTTCTATTTGCTGGCCCAAACTCAGATGGCGGCCTTTAATCCAAGCGCTGAATTGAGTGGCGCGCGCGTCAGCACAGTGCTGGCATTGCCCGAAGTTGATTACACCGGCACAACCAACATCGATACCGGCACTGTCAATCTGGGTCACGACAACAGTTACAACGTTGACGCTGGCACTAACACGCTGCAGTACCTCAATCAAATCAATGAAGCGGAGCAAGGCCGACTGTTTATGTCGCGTGATGGCGAACTGACGTTCCAGAACCGTATTGGCGCCACGCTTAGCGGATCAGTCATTACGTTTGCTGACGATGGCACAGCTGCAAAGTATGACGAAGTAGAAGTCGAGTTTGACGCTGATGGCGTCATCAATCGCGCCTACGTCGAGGCACTAGACGGCAAAACGGCCACCGACGAAAATTTGAGTAGCCAGGCCACATACTTCATTCAGTCACGCTCAATCACCAACAGCTTGCTGCACCAACAAGGCGAAATTGATGCGCTTGCCGCGTATTTGCTTGAAGGCGAGCCAGGGCCACGATTCACGGCGCTAAACACCCATTTTGCCCTGCTCACCGATTTACAACGCACCAATGCCGCCACCGTTGACATTGGCGACACCATCACCGTTACAAAAGACATTACTGGCCTATCAACGCTTACCTCAGAGCTCAGCATTGAGGGCATCGAAGGCACTATCAATGTCAACACAGGCCATCGGGTCACCTATTACACAGCGCCAACGACCGTGGTATTCCAGCTCATCCTTGACGATCCGCTGTACGGTCTACTTGACGGCACGAACGTATTAGGATGATGTGACCATGGGTGCTAACGCGCAGACAACCGTTCCAACATTCGTCGCAAGCCAGGTATTGACCGCCGATCAGATGAATCAGTCGGCGCGCACTGGCGTGCCAGTGTTCGCTACCACCGTTACGCGAGATGCCGCATTTGGTGGCACAGGCGAGAAAACGTTGGCTGAAGGCCAGATGTGCTATGTCGAGGGCACCGGTTTTCAAACATACAACGGCAGCACTTGGGTGACGTGGGGTGGATCACCAAGTTTCGCAGTCGTCAAAGCCGAAACTGCCTTCACCAGCGCAACCAGCATCACCGCAGACAACGTATTTACAAGCACTTACACCAACTACCTGATTGTCGT